TGATTACCTAACATGTCATTGACAGTATTTAATTTACTGGTTAAATCGTCGTGTTTTGTTTGAAGAATACTTAAATTATTAATAGCATCAATTTGTTTTTGTTCAGCATCTTTTAAATTTTGTTCTAAAACATTTTTTTCTTGCGTAAGATCAGCAATTTTTGCGTCAAACTCTTCCTGCATTCGTTTTTTGTCTTTTGTTAATTTTTGAGACATGTCTTGTCTAACTCCATTAATTTTGTTTTCATATTCCATTTCCATTTGAGTCATTTTTTTTTCTAAATCTTTAATTTGGTTTTGCAAATTGTCTTTTTCATTGTTAGTTTGTTGAATTTCGTTTTGCAAATTAGTCAATTCTGTTCTTACTCTATCAAGTTCATTTTTTGTGGTTTCAAGTTCTATCTTTGTTTCTTGTAATTCTTCTGTTACTTTTGCCAAATTATCCTTAGTTTCCGTTAAACCTTGTATATTAGTAGTTTTAAAATTATCAATTGCGCCGTTAATATCGTTTAATTTTTGTGTTAATGTTTGATTAAACCTAGAATTACTTTCGCCTAATTTTTGTATTTTCTTTTCAATACTAGCGTTCAATTGTTGTCCTTTGCCCATTATTTCATTAATAATATTCATTTATATATATTTATTTTATTTTTTTGGAAAGAACTATTTATTCTTATTCTATTAATTCATCTAATTCCATTTTAACTCTATCAATTTCCTTCATAATATCCCTTTGGTCATGTTTCGCAATTCTAAGTTGTTCATCTAACATATGTTCAGTGTTAATTAAGTTATCCATATATTCCTTAAGTAGTAAAAGTGCGTTATGTTGTTGTTGTTTTTCATTAAGAATATATTCATAATATTTGGAATAATTTTCTTTAACGTCATTTAAATAGTGATTAACCTTATTTTTTTTGTCTAAATCTTTTTTTTTTTTAATTAATAACCTTTCTCTATTTTTAATTTCAGTCTCGATTTGTAATAAATATAAATCTCTTTGCGCTAATGTTATCCTCATTCTTATTTTAATAAGTTATTAAATTTTTTAAAAAAATAAATATATTATTATGAAAAAAATATAAAATCTATACTATATATAATTTAGGATGTCGAAGAATAGTTTAGAACCCTTATTAATGCCTGACGATAATAGATTTGTGATGTTTCCCATTAAGTATCAAGATATATGGGATATGTATCAAAAACAAGTGGATTGTTTTTGGCGTCCTGAAGAAATCGATTTATCTAAGGATTTAACCCATTGGGATGCTCTTAATAAAGATGAAAGGTATTTTATTTCCATGATTTTGGCATTTTTTGCGGCATCTGATGGAATTGTTTTAGAAAATTTGGCTGAAAGATTTATGTCAGATATTCAAGTATCTGAAGCAAGAGCATTTTATGGGTTCCAAATTGCGATGGAAAATATTCATAGTCATACGTATAGTAATTTAATTGAAACATATATTAAAGATAAAGAAGAAAAGTATATGTTATTTAATGCTATAACAAATTTTCCTTGTATCAAAAAGAAATCAGACTGGGCGCAAAAATGGATTCATGACAATAGATCTAGTTTCGCTACTCGTTTAGTTGCGTTTGCGTGTGTAGAAGGTATATTTTTTAGTGGAGCATTTTGTAGTATTTTTTGGTTGAAAAAACGAGGTTTAATGCCTGGACTAACATTTAGCAATGAACTTATTTCAAGAGACGAAGCACTTCATTGTGAATTTGCTGTTCTTTTATATTCAAAATTAATTAAAAAAATGGATAAGTCTCGTATCCATGAAATTATTAAAGAAGCAGTTGAAATTGAAACTGAATTTATTTGTGAGGCGTTACCATGTAAATTAATTGGAATGAATTCAGAACTGATGACACAATATATTCAATTTGTTGCAGATCGTTTGTGCGTTCAACTAGGTTACAAAAAAATTTATAATGTTACCAATTGTTTCGATTTTATGGAATTAATTAGTTTAGAATCAAAATGTAACATGTTCGAGAAAAAAATAGACGCTTATGCTCTCGCAAACAAACGAACAACTGATAATGATTTTGAGTTTACAAATGATTTTTAATAAATGTAATTATAAGATATTATAAGATATTATAAGATATTAACTTAAAGACATATTTTTTATAATATATTATAATGCCTAAAATTCAAATAGATTACTCTAACACAATTATTTATAAAATTTGTTGTAAAGAAACTAATATAAATGACATTTATATTGGACATACAACTAATTTTATCCAAAGAAAAAATCAACATAAAAAATTGTGTAATAATAACAATTATAGCAGCAGATATGTCTATAAGTTTATTAGACAAAATGGAGGTTGGGATAATTGGTCAATGATACAAATAGAAAATCGTAATTGTAAAAATAAAAGAGAAGCCGAATCTATTGAACAATATTGGATAGAAAAATTATTACCAACTTTAAATGTAAATAAACCATATGCTATGTGTAAAGAAGAACCGCAACTATATAAACAAAATTGGTATGAAGAAAATAAACAAAAAATATTAGAAAAAGCAAAAAAAAATTATGAAGAAAACAAAGAAGAAAAATTAGAATATCAAAAAGAATACGTTGAAAAACACAAAGACCAAATTTATAAATATCAAAAAGAATACCAAAAAGAAAATAAAGAAAAAATATCAGAACAAAAAAAAATATATAGAGAAGCAAATAAAGAAACTGCCAAAATACAACAAAAACAATGGAGAGAAGAAAATAAAGAAAAGTTAAAGGCGGAAAGAAGTCAAATAATTGATTGTGAATGTGGAAATTCTCATACATTTGGAAATAAACATAGACATTTACAATCAAAAGTTCACATAAATTATCAAAACAAATTATGTGGAATAATTGAAATTAAATCTAAAATAAGTGACGAAGAAAAAAATAAAATTTTATATCAAAAACGAAAAGAATATAGAGAGAAAAACGCAGAAAAAATTAAAGAATACAAAAAAAAATATAATGAAAAAAATAAAGAACAAAATAAAGAACAAAGACATATTTATTATGAAAATCACAAAGAGGAACTTAAGTTAAAGGCTAAACAATACGTCGAAGAAAATAAAGACAAAGTAAAGGAAAAAATGCATGAATGGTATCAAAAAAATAAAGAAAAAATACTAGAAAAGCAAAAAGAAATGATTAATTGTGAATGTGGATCTGAAATTTGTAAATCAGGAAAAAGAGAACATTATAATAGTAAAAAACATCAAGATTATTTACAATCTGTAATCGAAAAATAAATAAAATATATTTAAAATATTAACACTTAAATATATTTAAAATAAATATATATTTGACAAACTATGAATATGATATCTTGTAAATTATGTGGAGGATTAGGTAATCAATTATTTCAAATTTTTACGGCAATATCTTATGCTTTTAAATATTCAAAACCTTTTTTCTTTTTAAACAATCATCAACTAGGAAATGGTTCTAATGGTTCAACTATACGATATACATATTGGGAAACCTTTTTAACATCATTAAAACCATTTTTAAAAAACATAAATGAAATACCTCAATTAACATTTATAACAGAAAATGATTTTGTATATCAAGAACTTCCAAACAATTTTAACAAAAATTACGGAACTTTGTTAGTTGGTTATTTTCAAAGTCCAAAATATTTTGACAAATATAAAGACCTTATTTGTAAACTATTAAAAATAGATTTAAAAAAAACGTCGGTTAAAAATAAAGTTCTAATAAATTTTGATACAATAAATAGTATTTCTATTCATTTTAGATTTGGGGATTATAAAAAGTATCCTAATATTTATACATTATTAAGTGAAAAATATTATATAAATGCATTAAATATTATAGTAAACGAACTTGAACAAAGAAACACAAATGTAGAAATACAAAAAAATAATGTAGTATTATATTTTTGTGAAAATAACAGTATTTCAGAAGTAGAAGAAATTATAAATGGTTTGAAAAAACATTTTTTACACATAACTTTTATTAGAGTAGACACCGATTTAGCTGATTGGGAACAAATGTTATTGATGAGTTTATGTCAACATAACATAATAGCAAATAGCACATTTAGTTGGTGGGGCGCATATTTAAATTCAAATTCAAACAAAATC